GTGCTAATTCCATTGGAGTCACAAGACCATTTCTGGACTTAGTACTCGCACTACCAGTTCCAATCTTCTGGAAACGTACAACGTTACCAGTCACATTGTTTGCCATTCGTACAGTATTTCTAAGCTTAGAACCCATACGCTGATAAGCAAGGTGAACTTCAGATTCGAACTGCTTAATAAAGGCTGTGTCAATAGTATTAGCCATATTAGCACCTCATAAGTTAAGTTTCAGTTTCCGCTTCCGATTGTCCTTTGCTATTTTCAACGAAGTTATCCGTGTAGGGCTTCTCTAATGCAGTACGGGTCTTTCACTTAATCTATTATTAGACTCAAATTTATGTAAATTGCAATAGAAAACTCGCACAAACTCATGGTCATTTATAAAATACTGCTGATTTTCTACCTGAAAGCCTATCCATTTGAGCCATCTGATAGTTTTTTTGTGGTCAACTGGCACATAATTTTCTACTACATCATAGCCTATAGCAAGAAAACTCAATATAAGTTTGCTATGTTTATAAAACGATTTCCAAATATTATCCACTTCATCAGTACCGAGAAACCAAATCTTTCCAGTATGCATATACTTATCCATTGAAGTTATACCACACATAGCTATTGGTTTTTTCTTGTGACAAATAGTAAAGCCTCTTGCTCCTTCTTCTTCAAATGGTACATGAAGAGCAATCATGGGTGTTACCCCAACCAATGCACACTCTCTGATATCAGGTAAGCGCATGTTATCGACAATAATATCAACATCAGATACAACACATGGTCTGAACTCAAGGTTGCCTCTTGTTATATATGTCAATACTTTATCGGTTTCTTTACTTTTTTTTTGGTCATCTGTTATACATCTTCTTAAATCCTTCATCAACCATTTTGACAAAGGCTGGGTCGCGTTGGTTTGGACTATAGTATCGAGGGTCTTGCATCATTTCTTTCAACTTATCATCTGTTAAAACAGCGACTGGTTGACCAGTTCCTGATATTGGAGTTTCTTTCAAAGACTCCATCATAAATTCAACAACTTTAATCCCTTCAGCTGTAGCGCAAAGGTCATCAATAGCTGGACGCAATTCTTCTGGGAAGTTCATTTCAACAAAAGAACCGACTGCGCTAACACGTTCTTCAGCATGGTCGCCAAGTTCTTGCATTTCATATTCAACATTATAGCCATCATTGACAGCTTCATGGAACATCATAATGCCTTCTTCAAATTCTTTTTGACTAAAACCATTTTCAAAAGAATGGTCAGCCCACCAATTTAGTAGGTCATTATCTTTTGCCGCTTCATCATCGATTACATCAGGTAAGATATAATCACCTACTTCTGCTGGTCTTTCAGAATAAGCCTCTGCTTGTATTTCTTCCATAACAGCGTTGCGTATTTCTTCTTCTTTCTGACCAATCTTTGATTCAAGATTTGTATAGCTATTTGCTAAATCTTCAGGAGAATTAAACTTTTCAGGTAGCCACTCAGGTCGAGCATCTGCATACTCTTGTGGCACTTCAATAGTTTGCTGTTCTTGTGTTTCTGTTTGTTGTTCTTCACTCATTTGATTTTACCTTATGTCCATGTTGAATACGTCGTTCAATTAAGCCAACAATATATCGCTGACCTTCTGCGTGTCGAAGTGTATCATTAGTAACAGCTGAACCATGCACAGCTTCTATAGTTACACTTCTTAAATACCTTAATACTTCTGCACCAGATGGTGATGCAAACAGAGAAGCAAAAGTTAAAGATATATTTTCTTCAATTTTTTTATCTCTTGGAAAACCATCTAACCCTGGAATATTAGTTTGCTTGTTCATCCATAGTTCCTTGTTGTGGCATCATACCTTGTTGTTGCATCATTGCCTGTTGTTGTTGAAGCTGTTGCGCCATAGCAACAATCTGTTTACGCTCCTCTAAATCTCTTAAAAGATAATCAGGAACACCAAACTTCTTTGCCAAATAAACAGCCGTTTCTTCTGAGTTAATAAGAATATTAACTAACTCAGGACCAAAACGCACACCAACCATTTCTAAAAATCTGTTGATTGATGTTATATCTTGATTTGATTGCGCTTGCGAAAGTGGTGAAACAGAACGAACTTTGATTTGTCTGCCGTTGACTGTTGGTATATTAATACGACCTTGCTTCTTTAATATGTATACCACACGCTGTAGAACTGGCTGTACTAACTCAGCTTGCAATCGACCAAACGCAGAACCAATACGTCTTGATAAATCTGCCATACGTTCTGCTATCTCAGTTGCACTTGCTGGTGTTCTATCAGGGTTTCCTAGCATGTCATTATACAATGCTCTTTTAATATTTAATCTCATGTCTGAAAGTATGATGTTTGCTACATCAAATGAACCAGCCGCTTTTACTGGTTGCAGTCCAGCAGAGTTCGGTGCTTTTGGTATAACTGTCCCAGGGACAAGATTAATTGTATCAGGGTTAATAACACCATCATCATCCATTTGATAAACACCAGAGATTGCCATCTGTGCATTTTCTAATATCAGTTCTATTGTCAGGTTAGTGGTTTTAATCGCACTCAATGCGTTGATAAGTGGACCTCGCCCATAGACCGCACCGGGGTCTTTGCTCCAGCGAAAACAAATAAAAGGATTACTACCAGTACCTTTATACTCTTCATATTTAAGTAAGCATTTTGTATTTATATCAAAGATAATGCAATAGTATGCATCTTCATTTGGCTTTGTATAATTACGACAGATTATCTCCAAAACTTTTGTTCTTCCGTCTGGAGTCGATATCATTTGATTTTGTAGTCGTGGATTTATTTTTGCTTTTGGATATAAGATTTTTATATCAGAATACCGAACATCCCTTTCCCTATATACATGGTCAATCCTATCGTCAGGACCAACATCCAATACAACGTGAGGAAGAGGCAGAGCTGTAAAATTAACAGGATTAATAGCATCGCCCTCCTCGACATGAAGGACACCAGTACCAAGTGCCAAGTCCATAAATGATTCATGCACTTCCTGACCAAAGTTTGAGTTCTGAATAACCTCAAAGACATATTCAGTAACCTCTTCGAGTTCGTTGTTTATACCATCACGTTGTTCTTTAGGCACTTCGCTACCAGCAGTAAAGTCAGCCCAACGAGCAAAGTTAGGAACAAGACCAGCTTGTAGTCTCGACGCAAACTCCTGTACTCCAACGACAGCAGTCTCATCAAAGATTTTATCATCTCTTCTCTCACCTATTGATTGTGTGGCAAAAGTTTGACGCATAGGCAATGCGTACTCATAACACTCATCAAACAAGCTTTCCCAACGCTGTCGTACTGATTTTGCGCTTTCATATTTCTTGAGGAATGAATTTATAAGTTCTTCATCTTCCTTCATGCGAATGGATTCCTGTATCCCATACCACCTCTATTGGAAGTGTATAAGGCTCTCCGTCCTCTACTTCCTCTCATAACTCGTTGTCCAGCCTTTGCTCCAGTTTCATAAGTGAGTGATGTTGCAATAGGAGATTCCATGGCTATGGTTTCCTCTTTTTCATCTTCTCTTCTTTTTTTCTTACGGCGAGCCTCTATTTCTTCTTTTTGCTTTTGCTCTTCAGTAACAATCTCGCTTTTCTTTTCAGGCTCTCCACCACCACCACCACCGAAACACATATCATATCTCCTTATAACCTATTCCAGAATGAACCACTTTTTCTAACATTAGCCGTTCTTTTGAAAATATCAAAGCCTTTTCTAGCATTGAAGGCTTTGACTGGTTTTTGACCAGCTATCAAACTACGTCCTTCACCAGCACCAAGCATCATATATTGCAAGGCATCATGGATGTGAGAGTACATATTCTTATCAGGTTTATCATCATATCTCTCACCAGATACTTGCATCCGTCTATAGCAGTAACCTCCTTGAAAACCTTTTACTAATGTTTGGCATCTTCTATCTATCAAGAAAGCTGGCTGTCCTTCAGACATCTTAGTTAGTTGAGAAGCAACAGCTTCAAGCCGTAGGTCTACACTATTACTAGGAGCTGGCACAGCTTTTAAACCAGCACCTCTTAGTATTTGAAAAGGAGTTGATTCATCTGTTTGCGCTCGGAAGTCACCAGCTGGGTCGCCATATATATAGACATCAAGACCACTAAATCGTGTAGCTATTTCTTGTCGCAATAACTCAGCAAATCGTACAACACCCATGTCAATAGCAACTATCTCAGCTTGCACCAGCCATCGACCTCGAACCTTTTGCCCAAACACAGCAGAAGGAGTAAGACCAAAGTCAATACCGACATACAATGGCACACCAATAGCAATAGGTATTTCTTCTTCAGCAAGATGTGTTTCAGTAACAAAGTCAGGATATACTGGCTTACCTTCCTGAATTAACCCCAGCCTGTTCATTACATAAACATCTATCCAGTTCTTAGTCTTACCTCGAATAAGATTCGGATAATATGTTGCTAAAATATTTTTTTTATTTTCTGCATCTTTATTCAGAGAATAAGAAGTTATTTCTTTTCTTTCATTTATGTGTTCCTTCATAGCTGGAGGCTGAACAAAGAACTTCCAGTTGTCAGGCTTCACCAACATCGTTGCTTGTTCTCGAGGAATGTGGTCAGGTATAGGAACTTCCCCTGACATAATAGCCCACCAATGGTCTTCTTCTGGTGCGTTGGTATCACAGATAACACCCGACCAACTAGCACCACCCTCTCTCATACTTGGGTATCTGCCAACACGCATAGTACATGCATCAATAATACTCTTCGGAATCTCTCTAGCTTCGTTTACCCATATCCCAGTTAGCTCAAGAGATAGAAGTTTCTTCACATCTTCTGGTCGGTCAAGAGCAAGAAAGATAACTTCAAGGTCTAAGTCATTCACAGTAATGTGGTGAGTATAAGGAACTGACCACTTGAAGTTTCCCCAGTCTGATTCTGGAAACCAGTCTAACCAAGTCTTTATAGTTGTAGTTCTAAGCTGTGGGTTTGTATTTCGTATGATAGCCCAGCGTGACTTACGGACTCCATCTTCATTTGGTTTCTGTTCTAATGCTCTTCTGAATACTTCAACACAGCATCCAACAGATTTACCAGAACCAACTGGACCTCGAATACCACGAAAGAAACTTTCATCTTTCATAAAACTTTTGAGGACATCACCATCAGGTTTGTACTTAAAGTCTGTCACCTTTATCTACACCAGTCCTTATCATCATCTCTGCAACTTCAGGTCCGATGTTCTCTATTACATTATCTAGCATTTTATTAGTGACGAAGGAAGCTGTATGCTTCTCATCAAAGTATTGAAAGTGTATTTCCTTTACCACTCGGCGAAGATATCTATGTTCTTCAGGCTTTAGGTTGTTTATAAAGCTCATGCAAATCTCCTATAGAGTGCCGTCTTTTTTGCTATTTGCTTTGGTTGAGAAGAAAATTGTTTCCCTTTCTTCTTTGCTTTTCTTTTCTCTGCTGTGGTTCGTGCGTACTCTTCTGATGACAGAGCTTGTATTGCTTTCTTTGGTAGATACCTTTCCCCAGTCTCTGAAGACTTCTTGCCACTTTTGGTTTGCCAATCTTGTTCTCCCCAAGCTTTCAAACTTCTTTGTGGCTTCCTCATTTACCTTTACCGCCAATAAGTTTCCACAAAGCTGTTTTAGATGAAAAAGGTTTTGGAACGTCTGGACGAGGCATGTCAATATCAAAAATATCTTGTGCAGTACCACCCATACGAACTCTAAATAAATTCTTTTTTTGATTTTTTAATATTTGTTTATCTATCTTCTTTTCAGAAGGACGCATTCTATAAGTAAAATTTTCTTTAGCAGCCATCATGTCCTTGCGAAAATTAATATCTTTTTTGAGTTCTTTTATAGCAAGTGCTTTATTACGCTTTGCTTTTATCTTTTTATCGCGCTGACGTTTTATTTCGCCTTTTCTTTTGCCTAGAAGTTTTTGAATAAGTTCCATTACGTATATCCACCACCTTTTGCTTTATATTGTTTTGCTAACAACTGTGCCTTTCGAGCAGACCACTTGCCAGCCGCTGTACCTTGAACAGCTCTATTCTTTATAGAGTTGAACAAAGCTTTACGCATCTTTGGTTTGGTATAGTTACCAGCCGCATTAACTGCCACGTAACTTTCCTTTATGCTTTTCTAACAACATATACAATGGTGTCTTTTTTTTTGTTTTTGATTTCATAATTTTTTTCTTGAGAAAGTCAGGCAAAGTCTTTTGCTTGTCTGTTAACATATTACTTTCCTTTTATTAAAGACCATAAAGGAGTTCTTATCCTTAGAACCTTTTTATCAGGTGCTGTTGAAAACTTTTTTCTACCTAAGTAATCAAGAGTAGCTCTGTCCTTCTTAACATTAGTCATGTTCATAAAAGGCATATTTTTCATATATTCTCCAGCCATTATTTCTTTCTCCTTTTCATATTTAAAAAAGCTCTTAAGGTATTCTTCTTTATCTTGCCATCTTTCTTTGCCTTGTCAATCTCATCTTGAGTAACGGCGGCATAAGACTTTCCTCTCCAAGTAAAGTTCATACCCTTACCAGCTTTCCTATCTTTCAAGCCTTGTCTAAATGCTTCCTTGAACGTCATGTCACTCTTGCTAGAGGTTGTAGAAGGAGTGCTAGTTCTAGACTTCTGGCTGTCAGACATCGCCACTTTAGACCTTCGAACAGCTCCTCTCTTCTGTGCATCTGACATAGTAGATGTTGCTCTCCTAGTTTTTCTCTGTGCATCAGACATTGTAGATGAAGCTCTGTTAAGCGTACTTCTCTTTTGCTTATCACTCATAGAATCAGAAGCATCCATCTTATTTGCTTTTTGAGCATCAGGCATAGAACTCTTTGCTTTTCTTACCTGAGATAATTTTTTACCAGCATCTGATTTAGAAGACTTAGCTACCTCAGTCATTCTCTTTGCTCTTTCAGCAGAACCAGATAAAGTTCTTCTAGCTTGGTTATCAACTTCTCCCTCACCGGAATAACGTCTTTTCATTTCTTTGCCAATACCACCACTCTCTTTGCTAGTTTTAAGTGCGGCTTCTAATCTTGCTCTTCTAGCATCTTTGACTTTGCCTCCCTTTGGAGTGCCATCTCTATTATGGGTCTTCCCATATTTTTTATCCCAAGCTTTAGCTTCTCTTCTGCTCTTAGTATAATTAACATGATAGGTTATCTTGGGTCTTGGTGGCACTTTGCCGCCCTTTTTAACGTCTGCCATTTTTTCTTCAGCCATTGATATACTCCTTTGGTTCTGGATTCTCACCCTACGTTTTTATTTGAACTCTTCGACTTATTACGCTTACTAATTAATCTTGCTTTTTTCTTGGCATCTTCCTTGCTATTAGCACCCCATGCTCTTAGTGAAAGAAGAAGACGAGTTGGTTTGCCATCCTTATACTCCGCACCTGACGCATTACCCATCCTAGCCAAGAAACTAGCTCTTCGAGGATTGTCTCCGCTTTTTACTGGGGGTTTTAGATTCGACCCTGGGTTCTCTTTTTCGTACGACTTTCTTCCTGCCTCGTTGAGACCCCCTTTTGGGTTCTTCCCTCCCCTTCTTTGCCAAAGTGGTGTTGACATCAACTATCTCCTCTTCAGAAAGACTATCTACGTTCTGTTTTGTTTGCAATAACTTTTTAAGTAGACTAGCCATCATAACTCCTACTCTCATGTGTAAACTCCTTTTTTAGAAAAAAATGTCAGAGCAAGACCATCGCATTGTCATGCCTGTGCAGTTTTTGACCCCCCACGGGGTCATAACTGCTGTCAAGCCTGACGTATATATATCTGTGTAGTTGTACGCTCTGCAAGCATCGCAGACAACTACGCTTGTATGGTATACAGAGAAGCTCAAGACAAATCAATCTTTACATTGACATTACCGACATGGCTGTGCATCACCTTGTCAGGTGCTTTGAACCCAGCTCTGTCTAGCAAATCTTTGCTCGCCTCAAGGCTCACATACTCACTCTTCGCATTACTGCTCAGATTGACTATCCTACTCAATGCTTTCGTAGCATGTATGCTCATGCTGTCTGCTATCGCAGTCATCATGTATTGTTGCACATGTGGTGTCTTCAAAGCCTTGCTAGCACTTACTCTTCCAGCTTCGCCTTCAGAGTAACCAGCAAGCTTTGCACAGTTCTTTATCGAATCGCCAGTTGCTACTAACGTATCAACCAGCTTCTTCTGTTTCTCGGTTAGCTTTACAAGTGTCATGCCTCGATTGTTGCCAATCTTCAGCACACTTGTCAATATGTTAATTGTGCCACAGGCACATTTTCTTGTGCCGATACCCAACAAGCTCTCGCTTGCTCGGCTCGGCAAATCGAACACTAGTGTTTCATTCCTTCGTTCCTCAGTCATTCGATTTACCTCTCCTCACGCACTCCGCAAGTTGGGTCAGGCTGTCGTGAATCAAGCCAAGCACAGCTTGTCTTGACCCTTCGGGCTTCCATCCTTATCGGAAATGTAATCTTCTTGCGAATGATACATTCGCAAGTAACCAACATTGCGTGACCGCTCTGCCTGACTTGTCCCTTCTGAGCTACGCCCAGAGAGGCAAGACAGACTCGCTTGCTACGACTCCAATGTGGAATTGCTTGTCAGCTCTTCTTCGCAGAGCCGATAAGCAAAGACCACAAAGTCGTCTATATGCTCCAAGCTCCCTACACTCGGCACTCGTTCCTCCGTGACGTATACTTCACTTCGGCAAGCTATCGCTTGCTCTACGTTTCGTGTCACTCCCCACTCGCACCTCGTTCCAGTCGGCGTCGCATGCGTCACGCGTACACACACACACGAGTTCCTATTTTACAAGATTGCTCGCTTAACGCTCCGCTACGAGCAACTTCATGCAAGACTACCCTTTCGGCGTAGCTCAAGGGTAGCCACAAGAACATTGCCTACCAGCCAGTCATTCGGACAAGCCGAATAACGATGTCTGCTAGTCTATGAGCTTGTGGTGTAATCTTGCATTGGGCAAACATGGTCGTCGCGCTCACGCGCCTCCCTGTTGGGTAACGGACGCGTCGAATAAAGATACAAAAAAATAGCTCGTCGTTCCTCCTCGACAAAGACTATTTTTTTTATCTTTACCAGCAGACCTTGTCTGCTTTTCTCCAGCGCCCTGTTAATCCTATAGATGTTATTAGGAACTCGTATGTGTGAGTTCTGTAATTTTAACTTAACAAAGGAGTCTATCATGGACATCAAATCTAAAATTAATCAAGTAATCAGTACATATCGTATCACTAACGACCATATGGATAGCACATGGTCGAACATGCAGAAGGCACTCGACAAGAAGTCGACTGCCAATGTCTACGCTTCGCTTGACCCTCAGTTGGCTATGCTGAAGGTCATTGAGTACCTCATGGGAGATGGCAACGTCTGTCATCCATATGAGATGTACTTTGATATCGATGCTGGCGAGCATCGATACCAGAAGCAAGTCGGAACGACAGCTTCTGGCGAACGCATCATGGAGGACACAGATGAAGTTGTCCCAACAGGACAACTTGGAACACTTCGGTTCTTGCAACCACTTCTTGAGTCTTTCCACAGAAAGACTAAGACTGGAGAAGATAGCTCCGCTATCGCCTCCACTCTGAAAGTTGCTGGATACCAGCAAGCAAAAGCTCTGAAGGACGCAGTCCTCCACAACAAGGGAGCTGGTTCTCGTGATGCCGAGTGCATCGCACATGACAGCTTCAGGTCTGACATCAACACGCAGACTGCTACTCGCATCTACGAGATACAGTCTGTTGTCGAAGCTTGGTACAAGGCAACTCAGGGAGAGGCTTTTGTTCCATGGTCACAAAAGCAAGCACAAGCTGACACAGCTTCTGCTGAGCAAGGACAAGCCTTGCTTGACCAAATCAAGGCTAATGCCAAGACCCAGCAAGTCCTCAGTAATCAAGTTACTGAGTCCAAGCTCAAAGAGCAAGCCGACGAAGCCGATGGCATCGCCGACTAAACCTTCAACTCGAGCAGTACCCACTGGGTACTGCTCTCCTTTCAGGAGAAATCAAATGATTCGCTACGCTCTCATAAATCTATTCATGCTAACATGTACTTTGTACATGAAAGCTGTGATTCTACTTGCCTTATAGGCAAGTAGACCCACGAAATCTACATGCTTCGCATGCAATGTAAACCATTGCTCACGCTCACGCTCTCGCAATGCCGTCAAAGTCAAGGCAAGCGACACGGCGCGAGTGTTGCGCCGTAAACTTTTAGTTTCACACCAATGAAAAAATATTCAAGATTGCCAAGCAAATCAGTTCCGATAACACAGTCTTTCCATCTCGCGTAAAGGTTCCCCTTCGGCGGCTTCGCCGACCTTGACGCTTGGAAAGGCCGTGTTATTCGGATGTTGTTTTTAAAGGAGAAAGCTATGCTTAAATTATTTGAAGTCAATAGATACTGGGGTGTTGACCACATGTACGACAGCGAACTCAACAGCGTGCAGTATCACAGATTACTAAACAATGGTGACATACAGATATGGATGACATACTGTAAAGACCCACAGAAAACCATGTATGAACTGGTCGATGTCGCGTGTGGCGACAGCCGAGTTTACTCTCGATTGTCTGACGCAATGGCGATGGGTGTTCTATACTACATGGAGAAGCAACCCAGGTATGCAACGATGGGTGGATTACAAACTCAAGATAACAAACAGAAAGAAGAAGTATGAAAACATATACTAATGAAATTGCTATGGCAAACTCAAAGAAGTTATACCCTTACAAAGTAATAACGTTTACGAAACAGTTCCAAGAAGACATTGATTACAATGATATATTCTACGCAAGTTGTCAGCATTGGAACGACAACTATGAAGTTGTCGATATATACTTTTATGTAGACGAATCATATGGTCTAAAGAAATGGTGCTGGCGTGCAAGATATGGAGATGAAGAATCAGAACATGAGTCTGGATACGTCAGCAGTATGATAGAACATAAGACATTCATGAGATGGTTTGTTGATTTTCAAAACAGATACATCAATGGATTGTATAGAGTAAAGAGTGGATTTAATTAATTTTTTAACCTATAATCATAAGTGGAGAAAGCTATGAACGAAGAAACATTTTACTATTCAAAAGAAATCCTAAAGCAGATTCAATACGCAGACCCAAATGCAATGAACTGCTGGGGAGTAATGGTTGGTCACAACTGCTTTGCGTTGCCGGAATCTAAAGAACGCAGAGCTGGTATCAAGATGGTGACCAATGGCTTCAAGCACAAAGGTCGCGTTGATATCGACCTGACTTGGGCAGATG